AGAACCGCCTGCCTGACCTTCGGCACCCGTACGTCCTCCCGGTCCGCCTCCGCCGCCTGCGCCGCCACCCAGCGGCCCGTTGATGGAATTGAGGAAGTCGAGGATGCTCCTGCCGTTGGTGTCGAGAAATGTCTGATCCGTCGCCCCGTCAGTCCCGCAAGGAACGACGCGACCGCCCGCGTCAAAACAAAACTGCGGATTGCTCGACGCGCCCGTCCCATCCTCGCCGCCAGGAAGCGGCGGCGGCTGTTGGGGGAAACGTCGGGGCTTGTTACCAGCCGGATCGCTCGGCGGATCCTGTGAATCGTTTGGAATTCCCGATGTGTTGTTCGGATCTTCAATATCACGCATCGAACTTCTCCTTACGCCATGACCTGTTGCGTGCCAATCAGCTGTAACGATACATCGGCATGTGAACCAGCGGCGGACATGTCGAACTTCAAGACGTCACCCGCAGCAAGTGGGGTGTCCGTGATGTTGTTCGTCACGACGACTCCAAACAAACTCGTTGTCATGCTGATACCGTGCTTGAACACGCCATTGTGGTGCCAAAGCATCGTCGTTGTGCCCGAGTTCGACCCGCCGTGATACGTAGCTACCATTTTCGTTGCTACGACACCCACGGCACCGTCGGGAATAATGTGCGCGTGAATGGGTTGTCCCGTTGACGCCGCGCCCGGAAAGAATGCGGTCACGCTCCACGGAACGGTACGCGTGTCCACGTAATCTTTCCGCGTCAGATCTGCATCGTTGGTTGGCGCGGCGGAATTAACGCGTACCTGGTCCTCAACAATCATGCGCCCGCTTGGATTGATTGACATTACGTCGACGCTCGTGTCCTGCTCGGTGATCACAAGCGCGCTAACCGACCCGACCGTCGTCAGCCTGATATCGTAATCCGTCTGACCAGCCGTAGTGTCGACCAACCGCAGGACGGGCTCAGTGTGAGAGATTGTCGCAACACCTGCCGTCAGCTGAACAAATTCGGAAGAACTACGTCCCTCTAGAAGCCCGACGTTGAGATTCGTTACCACCGTTTGTGACGCAACAACAAGCGGAGCAGTACCGGTCGGAATTACCGACTCGAGTGCGCCACTCTTCAACACCTTGAGCCTGGTCACTCCGGTATCCTGCCACTCCTGTGTGTTACCGGACGTTTGCTGGTCGAGAACAACCGGCGTATTACCGTCGGACGACGCAACCTTCACCTGAGTTGTCGTGTTTGATCCAGCCAGGGTGTTGTAAAGCGCGTCGAAATTCGTATTCATCTGCGACGACGAAATCAGCGTGGCCGGAGAAAAAACGTGTGATTTTGCGATGAGTGCCATTTCACTCTCCTATGCGTCCTTGACGCGTCTGTGTGTTAGCCGCGAAACTTGAACCCCGAGGTTCTTGACTGCAACACCTTGGTCTATCTCACTTGCGCGAACGGAAAGCTGCACTTGCTGAAACCGGCTCGGTGGCCCGACGCCGCGCCACACGTCCGTATCCGTCGACACCTCGGACGCCCACGTCGCCGAGTCCCATAATCCGTCATCCCACAAACTGCCAGTACTAAGGCCGGAAAAAGACAACTGCCAAGATCGCGCTTTGGCATCGTTGCCGTCGATGCTGAGAAAGACCGACAGCGCCACCGGATCAGTAAGTGCCTCAAACTCCATTCCCCATCGATGGATTCGCTTTCGTACCAAGGGCTCATCAAAGTTTAGCGCCTTGAAAACAACAGCCGTCTGGTAGGCAACTCCGTCGTCCTGGTAACACGCCGCTCCGTCGGCCGCGCACTCCGTGTCGTTACGATACCGATGAATGGCTGACGACCCGCCGGTAATTTCCTTCGCAACGAAAACACGAATGTCTCCGACCGTATCAATTACTTGACAAAAGGCCGACCCCGCAGGGCCGCCTGTCCAGCTCGTAAAGGCTACGCGCCCATTCACAGACAACAGTGTATAATCCATTACCCAGGTAACTTCGTTCACGCCACTGTTCACGTCCGGAATTGAGATAGCGTACTGCGACCTGTGCGGAATTACAATCGACGGGTAGTCCTCGCGCGATCTCGGTACGCCCCGCAACGCCGGAACATTCTCAGACAACAGCGCACTGGCTAGGTCACCAGAGGAAAGCAGCTTCTGCAACGACATTAGGCCCTCGTCAGAGAGAAACACTAGGTCGCCAAGTACCTCCTGAATTGAGTTCTGCGAGATACATCCGACGTTGTTGACTAGCTGTCTGATTTCCCACTGCGACGTGTCCGTGTTGGGACTACCAAACGCCAGCGCGTAAATCCTACGTCGTTTGAATATTACAAGCTGTCCTCGGTATTGCTTGATCGCGGTGATCCTGCCTCCCTCGTCACCTCCAACATTCGCAGCATAAAATCCCGCAATTCCAGTCGCGCTCCATGCGTCCGCCGCCTCGGCATCACCGAGCTTGCTTGCGACAATTCGGTTCGGCAAGTCGGCGTCTACCACAAATACACGACTGTTCATCACCTCAATGTATTTCATGTTTGGCTGCGCAGCGTCGGCACTTACGTCCTTCAACGTAGCGCCGCTGGTGGTAGCGTCGATCTTGATTGCGTTTGCGACCGTACCTCCAGTTGTATCGCCGCTAACCGCAATTGCTTTGTCATTGAACACTGCCCAATACCAGGTTGCTGTACCGGGCAAAGAACTAAACGCCGCGCCGCCGTCAATAGACAACACCGGCCAGCTCGTGGCGGAATTCCATCTGCGAACGTCCCCGGCCTCTGTCGCAAATACAGCAGATGACTCATCCGACTGCTGGAAGAAATAGAGTGATGTGATACGAGAATTCATTCCTGTCACGGACGAGCTGATATCTACTGTGCCAGCCCGGGTGACCAGGTTTGCTTTTGAGTCAATTTCGACGTTCTCTGCCGCAACAACCTCAGTATCTCCGATTTGGTCTGACGGAAGTTGTTGGTTTACGCCACCAAGCCAACCTCGATACGCGATGCTCGGCATAGTTGATCTCCTAGTAGTTGTCCGGTAGTCGTGGACCGCGAGGCACGGTACGCCGAGGGATATCTCGCGGCTGAAACACGTACGACGTGTCTTGTTCGTACGCGTATTTTCTCTGTAGGTTGCGAACGGAAATAGAATACTGCGACCTATATCGGTCCGCCAAATCCGTCTCACCGGAGTGCGTGTAGTAGCTCGACCGAACGTGGTGCCTCAGCGCTATGAACGTAGCAGGAGGCAGCTCGACAATCGAGTTCTGTCCAATCGACGCGGGATCCGTAACCCGATATACGGTATACGTTTCCACGGCGGTTGGAACAGGCCACAATCGAATACTGGGGCCGTCCGTTGCACTATACGTGCTGCTGATATAGTGAGTTGGCGTACCGGCTAGATCGATATCATACCCGTACATTGCCAACGAGCGCTCTGATGTGGGCCTCAGTCTGGTCTTCGTTTGATCACGAACGACCGCCTTGATTTCCGAAACCAGCGCGCCCAACGAATATGACGCCGTACTCGCGACCGTTGTTATGGTCTGAGTTCCGTCCAAGAATCTCCAGTCACTCGCCTCGTTCACCAACTCGGCAACTGCGTCAGCAATCCAATCGCTGAACTGCTGCGCCGTCGAGGCGTCACTCGGATCTTCGCCGAGTTCGCGAATAACGGGAGTAACAATCTGTATTGCGGTAGATGACATACCTCCCCCTATTCAACGGACGCAGCCGCAGCTTGCTTGGTTCCGCCGAGCTGCTTGATGCGCAAGCGAGATTGGATTTGGCGCGGCTGCGTATATCGCGAGTTGTACGCAAGGAGCAACTGCGTGTACACCTGCAACTCAGATTGTGCCAACTGCACCTGGTCGTCGTTCATTCGATACGCCGCACGAACATGGTGCTTCATCAGCTCGACGTATTCCGGCGGCAGCGGGATAACCGTAGCGTCCCCCAAATCCGGGGGTCGAGACAAAACGCGAACGTCAAAGTTGTAAATTGCGTCCGGAACAGGAACGAGCGTAACCTTGAGGCCGGTGGTGGTAGAATCGATCCCCGAATAGTGCCAATACATCGGCATTCCTACTTCCTCTAAATCGGTACCAAGGCGGGCCAGCGACTCCTCCGTGTTGTACCCCAGCACAACTTCCGTTGAGCGGTCACGCATGATCTTGATTTCCGCAACGGAAGTATCGAGCGTATACTCGGCAACTCCGTTGGTGGTCACAAGCTGAACGCTCGCGTTTGACCACAGTGCGCGCGACGTGGCGGCGGTACTGATGTACGCCTCCTTACACCACGCGATGTATTGCGCACGAACTTGAACATCACCGAAGTCTTCGCCAGCCTCCTGTGCCATCCCTTGTGCAAACGTTGCAAGCGTGGTTGCCATGTCTACTCCTCCTCAGCTGGGTGCGCCCATCCGGACGACGGCTCGTTACCACCGAGCCACTGCTTTGGCATTTCGGATTCCGATAGTACCGGACGAGCGTCGGCAGGATGAACAACTTTGCGGTGCGCTGCCAATGCCGCGCGAACTCGTGCTTGCTCCTTTGGATCAAGATCATCAAAGTCGCCGAGACCGTTTTGCTCGCAGACGGAAAATCCACAATGCTTGCACCGATCCGGCGTCAAGAGCACGCGCTTACGCAAAGTCGTAGTACCATCAATTTGTACGGCGCGAACCACGTACTTTCTCTCTTTCATGGTATTACCCCTTTCGGAACACGATCGTCTTGTTGTATTGTGGCGCGACAACCTCGACCTCGGGCGGCACATCCGGAGTCGAGGGGGCGGTTTTGTGGTACGGCTGTACCTTCGTGTCAACAGGAGGTGCGACCACGAGACCCTCGGCCAGTACGGGCTCGAGATCATCCGTTTGTCCTGGCGGCGCCTCGTCGGGCAGCACGTCCTCCTCCTCGTGTGCGCCATCGAGCAAATCAAGGTCAGTCGCTTCCGGCTCCACCTCGTCGGCGCCCGCGGCTGACGCCGCGCCCAGCACCACAGTAGCCCCGTCAAACGAAAGGCCCGCGACCACCGTGGACAACGAGGTCGGGCTGTGATTGAGTAGTGCAGCAAACGTAGGAGCCACGTTGAGGATTGCGCGAGCCTTCGACGCGCCGATTCCCGGCAGCGCGGTCAGAAAAGCAATATTCAAATCGGACATCTTTACTCCAAGAAAAAGCCCCGGCCCAGCGAGGCCGAGCCGAGGCAAGTTATAGTCGAACTAGACCACGATGTTCGTGAGACGCGCGTGTCGCGCGCGGTTGTTGAGCACCAAGTTTGCGTACAGAAGCACCTTGCTGGTCCGCGCGTCCTGGTTGCCCGGCGTGACGAACGGCGAAGTCGCAAAGTTCCGGCCCTTACCAATCACGAACTTGATGTAGTTCGAGTTCAAGATAAACGCGGAAAACTCAGCGGTCGTGTCGTCCGTTTCGATGTCGTCATCCCAAACCAGCGGGATACCGTCGAACAGCACATTATCGAATCCGAGATCACCGAGCTTGCCGTCGGTAAACCGCCGACGATCCTCGAGCGTGGCGATGTACGCCTCGTAGACCTCGCGAGAAGTGATGATGAGCGTGGGGCGATCTTTGCCGCGCGACGCCTTGTTGACCAAGGTTCGCAACTGCTTCACGCCCTCGGTGGACTTCCCGGAAACCGTCTCGAACGAGGTTCCGCTAAAGTCCGCCCACTGGTTGCGCCAGAAAGTATTCAGCGCGTCCGAGCTATCGATGTTACCGAACGTACTCCACGCGCCACCGTCTTCGACAGCGATGTTGAGTCCGGTAAGGTCTTTACCACCGTTGCCGGTACCGTCGCCGAAAAGCTGGCGGTTCAGCTCCAGCTGCATCGAAATTTCCAGCTGACGAATCTTCGCCTGAAGAAGTCCGAAGATTCGCGACTTGCTGCCGGAATTTTGGAACTCTTCGCGGCCGGAGATGGTGACCGCGCCGCCGAGCTGCTTCCACTCATACTCCGCCGCCGTGATTCCTTCCTGCGGCGACACATCGAAGATGTCGTACCCATCGTACGAGCGAACCGTGGAGTTCTCGCCGACGAGTAGATTCTCGACGATATTCCGCGATCCGTCCATCTCCGTGACGAACCCGTGAGACCGAAGCATTGCGAACAGTGCCTGGTTGTTGGTGATATTGTCGCTCAGTTGACTACGATGATGTTGCAGCGTAGAAGTGATGAGCGTATTGAAGTTCACGTTCCCAAGAGCCACGTTGTCCTCCCTCCCTTAGAAAAACCGAACGGTTGCGGCGTTAGTCGCCTCGTCGATGAGCACGATACCGCGTCCCGCGCCATCACCGGCGGCTGCGCCGGTTGCATGCACGATAACGATACGTGAAGAGGTAGCGAAATGCTGAAACACGTCGTCCGCAACCAATCCCGTCGTTGCTGGAACGGCCGCGAAATCGCCGGAAACGCCAATCCAGCCGTAGCTGTCGAGCGCGATCGCCGTCGGAGCAAAGCCGTCGATGCGGTCGCCCGCACCGTTGGACAGCGTCACGACACCGGCACTGTCGACTTGAACCAGCGCGTTTGCCGTGATTGCCTCGGTATCGGCAAACGCATAAATGTATCGGTTACCGCTCTGGTCGTGTGCGATCGAGCCAAGGACGTGGGCACCGCCCGTATCCGTTGCCGTCAGATCAACACCGAGACTCTTCAGCGGAGCTGAAAAGGGACTCGCTTGAATCGCCATCAGTTGTCCTCCATTCTATTACGCTTTCGCGCGCGTCACATCTTCCCAAGCGGCGTCTAATGCACTTTGGATCGACGCCGTGGCCGTTTGTGGTTCCGCACCCGTTGCGACGCCGGTTTCGGTGTTGTGCCGAGCGGCCATATTTTGTAGTTCTTCCATTGTGGCGTCGCCGGATGACGGCGCCTCGGGGGAGTTCGTTTGCGTGTCGGTAGGCACTCCCGATGCCGTATCCGTTGCCTGCCCTTCCGCACCCTCACTGGACAAAGTATCGGTTTTTCCTTGGGGCGCGGTTGGATTGTATTCACCCATCTCAATCTTCTGAGCCTTTTCCGGGTTGTCGGCTCGAGCCTTCAGATAGATCTGCTCGAGCGACATATTTGAGTCGTCCGGTAGCGACTTGGAAATCTCAAGCATTTCCGGTTGCCATTGTGCGAAGTCGGAGTATTTTGAAACAACGCCCTGCAATTCGTTGTGTGTTTTGTACGCGGACAGAACCGGCCGAAACGGCTCAAGTTGCTGCTGAACAAAGTCCCCGACGTGCGCAAACTGCGAATGAACCGTGTTCATGACGAACTTACGCAGCTCTGCCGGATCGGATAGGACAGCGTCCATGTTGGGCGTCCCTGGGTCAGCCGCGACAGGCAACTTCGGCACGGCCCTCGGTGCCTCCGAAGCTTGCGTAACCTCCTCCAACTTGCTCAGTCGTTGCTCGAGAGCGAGGTTTCTCTGGTGAACCTGGGTTGCCCACCCCTGAACCGCCTTGTACCGCTTTTCGGCGGTCTCGACGTCACCACCAGAAAAGCGCTCAACGGCCTTCTTCCTTTCCTCTGGAGTCGGAGCTGGCTTCCCATCATCGTAATCCTCAAATTCAATCTCCAGATCCCCGTCGTCAGACATTCCAATCACATTTGCACGCTGTTTAATCGCCATTTTCGGGTGTCTCCTTATTCTGGTATCCGCAGATCAGCTTGTCGGAGTGCCGCCGTCACGGAAGCCCCAATTGATTCGTCTGCACGACGCCGCTTTTGTTCGGCGTTTCTCGCCACGTCTTCGCTTGCTCCGTCTTCAAGTTGACGAACGGGGTCGCTCTTATCGGCTGCCCTACGCGCCATCTGGACGGTTTCTTTGTCTGCCTTCGGAGAAGACTGGTGCCATAGTGGGATATGGGACGCAGGCGCGGTCACCCACACCTGGCTACCAATACACCCGCCTGGACCTGTTGCTGTATGCCGCTTCTCGTACGGCCGAAACTGCTCAAAGATAAAGCCATCGTCACACTTGTAGTCGTATGTCGGCATGCGTCCTCCTTACGATCTACCGCCGTTGTCGGATACGGCGCCTCCGCTCAGCGCCCCGGCTAGTCCGGCCAGCGGGCCAACCGCGTTACGCTGCTGCGACTCGGCGGCTGGATCTGGCGGCGGCGCATTCACACCTACCGGCAACCCGCCTCCCTCAACGAGTGGTTGGTCCACCGTTAACCCTTGCGGGAAGAACCGTTCAATGTCCTTGATATCGAACGTCTCCAAAACCCAACCGATGAGCGCAGCGACATCCACCTGCTGACCGGCCTGCGAAAGTAGTTGCAGTTGCTGCAACACAATCTGCATAACCTGCATGCGCTGTTGTCGATCCACAGATCGGTCTACGCGATCCGCCGAAACCGTCGCGAGGTCCAAGTCAAACTCACCGCGAATTGCGTCCGGCGTTAGAGAAGAAAAGTGCTCCGCTGTTACGCGGGCGGCGTCAACACCGAGAGGAAGAACAAGCTTGTTCGTCTTCATGTTGGCCTGGGTGTGCTGAAGAACCTGCCTCGCCACCCGCTGGAAAAACAAGTCGATCTTCTCGACCTTATCTTCCAACTTCAGACCAAAGAACTGTGCTCTGGCATTGACCTCGGTGGCCGACGTCCGACTCTTCAACGATCCGCCCTGCGTGAGCGCGTCGGCGCCCGTCATGGTACGAATGTCCTCCATGATGGTGCGCTGAAGAGCCTCGGATTTGAACAGCTCCGTCGGCATCGACACGGCTTGGAGCGGCGAATCACCTGGCGCGCCGTCATGAAGTAGAATCTCCAACGCAGAACCACTCGTAGCCTTGGATAACTCGGTGGCACTGATGTGATTCTTTGCTGCCGTAATTAGAACGCCCGTACGGCGATGATCCGCAAACTCCTTCGTTCTAATCCGGTTCAACTCCATCTGCTGGTCTTCGATAAACCGCACCATACCCAGCGGGTAATGCTCGTCCTGCAAATCGATGAATGGCACGGTAACGTACGGAAAGCCGTCCAGGTACGGATACGGCCAATCCTCTTCGATAACCGGTTCCGTGACACCGTCGAGAAATACCAGGCGTTTTGAAAAACGCTTGTCCCAAACTTCCCAGATTACTGCAAGCTCTTGTGAACGCTGTTCATCCGCCGTAAGCGAAGACACAGCGTTTGGTGTGGCATGATCTGAAAGGAAGCTCAGGTGCGTTGTCAGGGAAAGCTCACCGTTCTTGATTCGCTTGATTACCGACTTTTTGTACCTCTTATCTTCGAGTACATCCTGCACCGGACGAAACAAGATTTCAGCACACCACCGTGCAGACTCCAAATCGTGCTCGGGCGCATCCGGGTCAAAGACGAAGTGAAGCGGGTTGATGCGCCGAATCCACGGCTCCTCTTCTCTGATGGCGTCGTTGTAGTTGATCCGAACACCAGGTCGAAGGGCGCCCTCTTCCAGCTCAAACCGATAGCCGGTCTTCACGATACCGTGTCCTATGATCACGGAATCTTTCACCGCGCGCCGCATCTGCCTCGTCATGTTCTTTTCGCGCCACAGGTAGTTCAGCAAATTCCGCTGGTTGACGGCGGCCTCCACTGACTCGGGGCGGCGCGGACGGATCGTAAACTCCGGGTGACGACGAATCAAAAACGGGAGAAAGTCCTCCACGGTAGAACCAGTTACGTTCACCGTGATCAAGTCTCGAGGAGTGTCGGAGAAAAGATCCTCCTCCATCTCCTGTCCTTCGCTCCAGTGATCACCTCGCACCAGCCGCAGCGCGCGCTTCCACGCGTCGTCACCGTTCCAGTGGCTCTGCCTCCAGGCAAGGGACTTTGCCAGCCTGTCGTGCCACATTTCGTATGCGCGATCGCCGCTGGCGCGTTCGGTTTCAAACATTTCAGCTGCCATGACGTGCTCTCCGTTCCGTTCGCGTCCACGTCAAATAGTGCGCAAACAAGTGATGACCGATTACCTGCAACCCTCGGGTGCTCAGGGCCAAGACAAGCTCGCGTAGCCGCGTGCGCAATGTATACGCCGTGCTCAGCTTGCCGCCCGTCCCCAAATACAGTAGGGGAAACGCGTGTCGATAACGCAAAAACAAAATCCCCGCCGGAACCAGGTGCGGAACAATGTCAAACCCAGCAAAAATGCGAGTCGCGCGCCCGCCGTAGTAGACCTCCAAAAACGCGCTACCTGGCCCGGTTGTAAACCGAGGCGCAGCCCAGGTAGTTACATCAGATACGTGCTCTCCGTGGCTGCGCACCGCGAGCAACGCCGAGAGACATCCAGCCAACGCGCCGCCGAGAGAATGCCCCCCAATGAGAATCGGACCTTGCGTCCGCGAAAGAAACGGCAGAACTACGTGGTCGAGTATGTCGACCGCCGACGTCATGAATCCCTCGTGCCACTTTCCTGGAAGACCAACATGCTCAACCGGGCGAACTCGAAGATTGGTTCTCCAGTCCGCCAGCTCATTCGTACCAGGAAAAACGACGGCACGGCGACCAAGAGAAGAAACACCGAGCAGTACCTGTGTTTTGTTGTGCTCTTCGTGCTTCAGATCCCAGGTCTCCGGCCGAATTTCATCACCCTCATAGTACAGGTCGAGGTGCCGATCACCTTGATCTGGGTAGTAGGCAAGCTGGATCAGCTCAGCCATCAGTGCAATGTTATGACTTATACTGTGCATACCGATCACCAGCCTCCTACGTCCCCGAAGTTTCTACCTCGACCAATAATATCACCACTTTTTATAGCGTCATAATTATCGATCGCGTTCTCCCACCACGCAAACGACCCCTTCGGGACGGCTCCGAGCGAACTAGTCGCTTCTTGTTTTCCTAGGCTCGGAACAGCGCCCATCTGAATAATCATCTGCCACGCAATTGCGAGCGAGGTAACAAGGTCGTCTTTCCCGCTAGCTGCGCCGGTCTTTCCCGTGTCGTCGAGCTGAACAAACGTGGACAGCTCGTCAATTGTCGGTACGTCCTGAATCACGAGTAGGTCGTCCCGTAAGACTCCGTTCAACTCGTTGATCATAAGAGGCTTTGTTGCTCGGTTCGTGCTCCAGCCGTACTTTAGTTCTGACCTGCTCGAAGCCTTGTCAAACACCTGCCTACGATACATCTTCGGATAGTACAACCTCTTCGACAATTGAAGTTGTGTAGTTAACCCTGAACCGGTCACCTCAATGGCAATCCACGCTGTGTTGTAGATCTTGCCGAGAGCGGCCAGGTAGTCTCCAAAATCATCTGGATCAATGTGCAACTGAGCGACGGCAACCTGCACCATGTCTGGAATCCGAATTACATGGGCGGCCGAATAGTCACTCGTTGAGTACCCCTCCGACACATCCGCGCCGATGGCGTAGCGGTATGAGTGTTGGGGTGGTGCGTAGACGCGCAAATCGCCTGCGCCGATCGCGGCGGCAAAGGCGCGCATCCGGGCCAGATTCTCGTCAACCTGAAACATTCGCGTTCTAGATGGGCTGTGTTCAAAGTTTTGTGCGCGCTTGTTGTATGCGTATGCTGTGATAGGCGGCCGATTAACCTCGAGCGCCGTCTTTCTATCCGTGAGTTTGCTTACTGGGAAAACGCTTGTTCCAGATGTTACGAAAGCCTCTTGTGCGGTAACGGGATGCTCCTGCCGGAAGACGCCCTTATCGCCATCGAATTCTTGGTCGATCTGCTCGCGACGCCACCGTAGGCGCTTTAGTGATTCTCGACTGAGCCATTCAGGAGTAGCCATCTCTGGGTACCAAAACTCCAACTCCTTGAGGACGCTTGTCCTTACCTGCTCCTCGTCACCATAGCGGCCCTCCGGGCGCTGCTCTAACTCGTCCACTGCCAACGGCTCTGGGCTGGTGTACTCGTCGTCTGCGACCCACGACAAAAATACTTTGCGTATTCCGTTGTGGTCGTCATCCCAGACGTCCTTACCCATGTTGAATCCCTTGGCCGTTGTTTCGTAGATGACAAACGTACCGGGCTTGCGTGGCACAGCTTGACGAAACGTCTTCATTGTTTCGGCGATGTTCGAGTTCACCTCTGGATACCGAGCAAACTCGGAGAGGTGGGCGAACTGTAGCGTGCCTGAAACTCCGAAGTTACGATTGTCCGCCGTGGCAATGAGCACGCGACTCTGCAACCCAGGATTGTCACTACCGTCTTGCGGATACGACGCATTCGCCCACCACATCTCGCGGCGGTTTGAGATACGTCGCATTGGCCGGACGGCCTCGGGGGCCTCCTGCCACATCAACTGCATCATCGAGAAGATTCTCGACGCGGCGTCGGTGTCGTGAGCCACGATCAGACCGTCGCGGTGGGTGTTCAGCGTCAGGTACCAATACCCGAGTCCTTCCGTAAAAGTGCTCATGCCGAGCTGCCGCGCTTTCAGCAAGTAGAGTCTGACTGGTCGATTCGCGTCCATATCCTCCTTGATGAGATCCCAGACGCGAAGCTGTGCGCGGTTAAGCCGGAATGGTACCAGCCCACCTTCCTTGGTTCTGATCTTGAGAACCTCCGCTGCGTACGCGGGGAAGTCGTTCTTCCACCGCATGAGCTGAATGGCAGCTTCATCCGCCGGTGTTCTCTTCTTGTTGCTCACGTCGTCACCTCATACGCGGCATCTAGAACGTTCTGATCTTGCGCGCCCTCGACCTGCCGAATGACCGACTCAAATCCGCCGACGGGCATTTGCCCGATGACGTTGAGCGTGTTGTTCGTCACGGTCGTGGCGACGCCTCGCTGCTCTTCCTTGTCCACCGCGGGCGCCGAAATGTCGCGTAGAAATTTTGCTGCTGTGGCCGCGGAGCGGGCGTCGGCGGTGGCGGCGATCGTAATCATCCGGTCGGCGATCGGCCCCAGGACCATCAGGTGAAGCAAATTTTTGCGTGCCTCGACAGCTTGCTTGAAAACCTCGGGGTGGCCCAAAAGCTCCACGAGGTCATCGGAGTCGATGTCTAGGCGCGCGGAGATATCGTCTACGGACTCTCCGGCAAGGTATGAGCGCGTTATCAAAAAGAGCTGGCTTTGGTCCAGCTCGAAGTCGCCGACCTGGATCAGCTCGTGTTCATCGTTCATGTTCGAGCCCCCCGTGTCGGCGCGTCGCCGCGCCCGCGAAAGTCGGACCCGCGCTGGCGCGGCGTCGGTTGTAGTTGGCTTCGAGTGACCCGGCGTCACTGAGTCACTCACTATATATAAAACACCGCCGATCGACGTTTGTCCGGAGAAAGATGAAGTCCCCGCTCGCCGTCCGCGGAGCCTCCTCGAGGTGGCCGGAGATGTGATTTTCCTTCCGGAGAAAGAAGAACTCGAGATCCCCGCTCGCCAAATTTTCTGGCGGGTACTGTATACCAATTTCTTCTTTTTCTTTTTCTTCTTTTCTTCTTTGCAACGAAGAATAGAAAAGAAGAAAGAAGAGATAGTAGAAAAGAAGAAAGAAGAGATAGTAGAAAAGAAGAAAGAAGAAGTAGTATGCATATTACCCTAGAGCGCTTTATATAGAGCCCTTTATATAGAGCCACCGACCAAAATAATCAATACAACCTGTAGGGGTGGTGGTCTCCATACAGGGGAATATGTGGTGGTAGGCTGGCTTTTTGGGAAAATTTTTCTTGTCGGGTGGGACTCAATCTCCCTTACGTCAGGGGCCGGTGGGCAAGGTAGGGGCCAGTACGATTATATTTTGAATTATATTGCTCCGGAGACACATTATTCTACGCGTAGGCGTGGGATTATACAGCCCGTCGACTGATTTTCGCTGATATTGCGCGTTAATCTGCACGAATTGGCTGGAATTTTCCACAGGTGGGACGGATTTACAGGCGAAAATCTAATCCAGCCCTCAAAATCCTCCCATAATCCAGCAAATAAGCCCGTAGGTGGGTAATCCCCTGTATTCCCCTCTATCGATCTCTATAGCTGTATGGCCGATTTAGTGAATCCGAGGATATTATGATGTCGAGGACGACGTCAATATCGAGGACGACGTCGACGCCGAAGACGGTGCTCTAATACGATTCCACGAATGAGGACATTCATCGTCTGCATAACTTCTTTGTTTTCAACTACTTAGATATGACTGTCCTCGTTTGATGACAAGACTGTCCTCTTCCGGAGACAATATGTGGTCTTGAATAAGAGCATTCATCTCTTCATTTCCTCTCTTCTCTTTTTTCTTTTCTTCTTTAAGTCCTTTGTTTTCATCACTTAGAAGAAAGTCAGCACAAACTTACCCGCTCGCCTTGAATCCTGGCACGCCGTATGCAATACTATTATCCCGTAAGCAAGAAACGACAACGCGACGGCTTACACGAGATCATTGAAAACTAGCCAAGCGAGCCCGGACCGACGGGGAATCAAATCCCTGTATCGTACGCGGCAACCTGAAAGCGAGACCGAAATAGCCCACAGGCTACTCGGCGACGCGGTAAGCGTGTCCAGGAAAGCACTCGAGATCGTTTGGCGACAGAATATGCGGATTGTGGAGATCGCGAAAGCGTGCGGGATGAGCAATCGTCCGCCCCACAATCCGCCTCGAATTCTGCTTAGAATCAAGCGGACGTTATCGTCCTCTTAGTTGTACGCAGAACAAACAACGGAGAACGTCATGTGCAGACCTACCACGCCAGATAATGGCGCGCCGTCTAAGACGCTCGCACGTCGTGGACGATGGAACAGTACTTCCCGAGCAAACTCGGCGGACGCTGACCAAGACAAGCAAGCCCCCAACACGTCCTGGCGACGTTGGCTTGTTTACCAAGTCGATCGACTGAAGAAATTCAAACACGAAATGGATGAGTACTTCATTCGCAATTCATAACCGTAAGGGAAACGCCATGCACATTTGCCGCCTCACCACGACAATCAATCCACACAACGATTCGAGAATTACGGACGTCGACATGGATCCGGATGCGGCTTTCGAGTTGCTTACTCGCTGGATCAACCAAGCAAACGACGTGCACATCTCGCCGGTCAAGCGACCTCGTTTTGACCGTGCTTCCTATGCGCGTTCCGTCGCACACAATCACAACACAGAAGAAACGACAAAATGACTATAAGGAGGGCTCGACATATTCGGATGCGCCACCGAATCGCCCTATTTCGACAGTACGTGTTCGATATTGGCGCGGTACCGAACTATGAGCCCGCACCGCTGTGGAGAATCATCCTTGATTATTTTCGGTTGCTGCGCAGGCAACGCGCGACACTCGGCGAATGCGATCAAGGCTTCGCGGATGATCGACCATTACTCCGCCCATGAACAGACGAGAGGATAATTCCATTCCTCGAGATTGATCCCGTGTATTGCGTAGGTCCATCTGATTTGTTAGATGGACCAAACGGAACACACCGGAACCATACAACGTAAGGAGTTAGCGAGATGTCCGACATTCACAGCGAACACGTGGAATTCCTCGTGGAGATCGCGAGGTTAGATGCACTCGTCGAGCGCGTTACGGAAGAGCGCGACGAATACAAAAAACTTGCCCGAGAAAGTCACGACACGCTCGTCCGTCTACAGTCGCGGTGCGGTGTCCTCGCGAAGGATTACCTCGACAAATACCGCCAAATCACCACCGACAACGAAATCACTCACGATGAGGTCAACCCGTCATGACACGAAAACACTACCGCGATTTAGCCCGAGATATTCGGCGAATCAAGATGAAGGCTGCCACACCAGAGGCGCGAGCCTCAGTCGCGGGCTGTATCAACGCCGTGGTCATGGCGCTAAAACAGGATAACAAGCTCTTTAGCGAGAGCACGTTCCGACGTGCATGTGACTGGCCAGACTAGCCGAGAGGAAGATACCATCATGACACGCAAAAACTACGTGAGCCTCGCGATGTCCGTTCGCGTTATCACATCGGGAGCGCGAGAACTCGCCGACAAGCAAGCCAATAGTGAAAGCCTCAGCGCGGAAGACAAGGTCGACGCAATGCGCATGCATGGAAACGTCCTGGAGATGGTTGAGGTTATCATGGACGCACTCAGACAAGACAATCCTCGATTTTCTCGTGAGATGTTTTTGACGGCTTGCGACCTACCGACCGGAGAATAGGAAATCATTACCTTTCGTCGGTGCATCTGCTTTTGTAGATGCGCCTAGCGAAGTGTAACGACAACCAACCGATGAGGACCAATCATGTATAACCGGCATATTGAAGAACTCGCCAAGGACGCCGAGAGAGCGCTCAATTACCTGTCAAGGAATGAAGCGCTCGGATATAAACACGCCATGTTCCACATGAAGGATTACCTCTTGAGAACCGTTCCGGGATTCGATCCCGACGAGTTTACGAATGCCTGTGGACTCAAGACGAAATCGTGCAAGTGTCAACCGAGAACGTGACAACCAACAGGAGAAACGAGATGTCGGAAAAATCCAAGCTTCCCTTGGCCCTCCCAGAGAACGGGCTTCAAATCGCAGCATACAGAGCGACAGGCGAGGTCAAGCCCGCCGACCCACCCGCTCACACGCTCAAATCCCCGCGTGCTTACGCTGTCGAGATCATGGATGATTGGGGCGGTGCGAAAAATGGCGTACACTACACCGCCGCGCCATACTTGCGCGAAATGTGTACGTTCCATTCATGGTCCGGATATGCGGGCGCCTACGACGATCCGTATTCGGTCACGCGATACTTTCTCTCGAATGCGTCGACGTGGCGCGGCCCGGTCGCGCGGCGAATCAAGAAAGAGCTTCGAGAAATCGTCAAATTCGAGTAGCTTGTTTCCTTTCGTTGGTTCATCTGATACACTCAGGTGAGCCGAGCGAAGTGTAACAACCAACCAACCGGAGAAACGACAATGACCATGATCTACGCCACAAAATGGACGCTTCACACCGAATGGATGTCGGACGAAAACACGATCGAGGTAATCTTTCCGATCCTGGACGAGTTGCTCGACGGCTATACCGCAACGCGCGCGGAGGGGGTTTGGAATGGTAACCACGAGCAATCACTGGTTATCGAAATCATTCAAGAGCTTTCCGGGCACAATTCGCGAACCATCGAAACGGCAGCGCGACGCATTTGTCGAGCGAACAACCAGGACGCGGTCATGGTTACGTCCGAACACGTGAACATGCGGCTCGTGAAACAGTCAAGCGAAATTGTCGCGCGAGAACTAGGCCATCCGAGCCGATCGGACTTTGCCGAAGAAGAAGCCGAAGACATCAAACGGGATGAGCTTACTCGCGAAGCCCTCGCCCTCCGGGCAATCAGTTAACCGCAACACATACACACAAGGAATGCACCATGACCTATCCCAGACTGTCCGACATCCCGAACCGCACCCAACGCTCCAAGACTCGCGAACGCAAGGAATACAAAGATCGGTGGTTCGCCGTCCCGCAGGAAAGCCGAGAGGAGACGATTGAGCGGCGCAAAGAGCGCGAAGCCCGCAAGGCGGAAATCAAGCGCTGCCAGCAAATTCGCCAGCACCGACGCGCCGCGATGCTGCACAACCCGGACACGGAACAAGTCATTTTTTCTTGAGCCTTGCAGAGCTGCCTATCCGACTCCGGGTAGGCAGAGTGGAACGCTCAACATCAAAAAAGGATACCGCCATGTCTACAACTCCGAAAAAGAAGCCCGCCAAGTCCCGACGCAAGGCTTGGGTCGACACCCTATGCTTTGACGCTCTTTGCTCAAACGTCGCGCGCGCATACGATAGCGCAACGGCGGATGAAAGGGTTTCGGGATCGTTCTGGTATACGAACGCGCACGATTGGATTTGTCGGCTTTCGGACGATTCGTTTAACTGGGAAACAGGGGAAATTACAACGGCGGAACAAGTCGCCGGTATGGTTGCCGCCTTGTCGCCTGGCGTCCGTTGGAGTACAAACCAGACCGACGCGGAGAGAGCCATGCAGCGCGATCGAGGACACCGATATTCAACATATGGCAAGCAAGTCGCGAAAGCCTTCGAGATCGTAGACGGAGCCGACCCGAGGGTGGTGCTTCGCGGACCGAAAGAGCGCGCGTTCTTTGAGTGTCTCTTGAATCCCGCAAATCGGGAATGGGTTGTTCTCGACAGGCATGCGTTACGGGTTGCCATCGACTGGCGCGCAACCATAGATGACGTGAACAGGTGGACTAGCCGAGCGCGGGTTGTGGAAACGATTTCTCGCGTGTATACCTACGTCGCGCGACAGTTACAGATCTCGCCTTGTGAACTACAGGCGATTACGTGGCTGTGGTTTCGGAACAATCACGTCGAAACGCGATATAGGGATCAGTAAACTGAAAACGCAGGAGGGCTTGACTTATGCCGCCCGGTTAAGGTAGACTAGTCCGTAGTGGAGTGCCGTATAGATACACCGAGATAAACCGCAAACGCACGCAAGGGGGAAGCCATGACAACAGATCGGGGAAAGCCCGGTCACAGTTGAGACGAAGCATAACGCCAGGGGAATTAGAGCCTCCCCTGGCACTTTTTATACATTAGTTGAATTCGATGCTGGCAACTAAGCCAAGTCCCTATAACCAACACAGGAAAGGGGTGCACTAGTGGAAACAAGAATCATCAAGGTGGAGGAATTCATCAGCGCACTAAGGGATATCCCTTACGCTGACGCTCTTGTCGACGAAGATGACATCGAACCCGAAACGGACGAAGCCCTAGAGGCGGAAGCTCGCGCATATCTGGACAAGTCGGTTTGGGAATTCGTCGGTTGGCCGTCCGCGGTGCTCTCACACTTCGGGATTCCGGCTGATGCGACCATGGTCTCGGGCAATCGATCGCTTGCGGTATTCCATCTTGACGAAACGAAAGGGGGAGGCCGTGAATAGTTCGTTTCTTCTCACCGCCGCCGCCGTCGCCGTCATCTCGTGGACGCTTTCGTCAGAGCGTCTCTTTCAGGCGCCGCGCCAGTGGGTCGCCAAGCGCTCAAAACTTCTCGCCCTTGGGGTAGCCTGTCCGTTCTGCGTTGGTGGCTGGGTGGCCGTCCCTGCGCTGTCTCTCGTGTCTCCGGAGACGATTCCGGCGATCATCAGCACGTATTTCGTGCTCGTGGGAGCTTCCGGAGTGCTGACCACCCTATACGGGACGGCGCGACAGCTCTTGAAGCTCGCGACGTCTCGTGCTACAATCGCAGCTCTCGAGGCGGCAACGCTGACCGCCCGCGCGAAGAGACTGGAGAAGCTCCAGAGGCGCAACGTTCTTCCAACCTCAACTTCTGATGACGCAACGCATGTGGATCGCATAGCGTCATTGGCGAGGGTATAACATGTTCTACGTCTACGACGATGACATCTCTGGGCTTGATCCGTGGATCAATTCCGTTCCTGATTGCGGTGATCAAGTGATGTTTCTTCTTGATCCGCACCTAACCTCGGACGAAACCGATGAAACGAGGGCCGCTCTAACCAAGCGATTCCGAAAAGTTAACAAGTACGTTCTATGGGAGGAACCCGACGCGCGTGTGACACTCATGAACCTACCGGCGCACACCACATCGATCGCGGTGAAGCAAAGTATTCGCTTGTTTGGTCGGGTAGTTGCGACGCCCACAAGAGAGGAGATACAACCATGGAAGCAAACCGAGCGGCAGATTCGTGCCCGAAGTGTCGATACTTGGGTGGCCCAATGGCGCATGCGTGCGCGCTAGTGTTGCTGTCGACGGGTAAATACCGAATCCGACCCGGTACGATTCGATGTAACCCGGAGACAAAAAACTCCTCTGTCGTTCTGGAGCGCATCAGCGACGCCAAGGAGGAAACAGATGGACCTTGAAGTTTTCGGTTGTGGATTCGTAATAGGCGTGGTATTCTACGTGCGCCTAATCGTTACGCGGTCTTCTCTACTCGACAGCACACCACAAACCGATCGTGCGAAAAGTGTAGGATACCCATGGGAGAACTCAAATGAGCATAGAGACTCGACAGGAACAAATCGAGCGCTTATATCCAGACCTATTAAGGCTCGTTGCCTCCAGGACGACGTCTGACATTGCCGCCGATATCGTGCACGATGTTGTTGTGCACCTACTCCAGTTGCCGAAAGAAAAGCAGACTACGGACTCGTGGATCATGCGGCTTGCCGTAAACCGAGCGCTAAACAAGGTGCGCGATGACGGTAGGCGAGCAGTACGGGAGCGTGGATTTCTGGACGTGACTCACGGGAACAACGAACCCACCCAACTTGAATCTCTTCTTCTGGATGAGTCTCTTCTCCGTCTCAACGAAGCGTTTAAGTTACTACCGAACGACGATGCAATGCTCATCTTTGTTCACTACTTCTGGGAATTCAGCCAACGCAAGACGGCGGAATTTCGTGGTCTGAGCAAATCTACCGTGAATAGCTCGCTAGCGCGCATCCGTGCCAAACTAAGGGAGAATCTACAATGAGCGATTGCGAACACTTTGATCTATTCGGTGGAGATGTGCGGCTGCGCTTTTGCCCGGACAAGCACGTCTACCACGTTCAACCGGCCGCGCCTGGGGTTTCTCTTCCTGAATCTCCGGATCTCAAACCAAATACATCGTGGTTATATGTTCCGTCTGTCACATCGATTGGAAGAATGCTCGGTGGAGACAAGGTGAACGGACTGTTGTGGTGGGCGGTAGACCAAACGCTGCGCCATCTCGACGCGAATTTGGCAAGCGGCGTGGTAGTGCCTACGATTGAAGGCTTTCTTGATTGCGCCGTTGGCCGAATCGAAAGCGCGCTGGGCTCGCGTGAAAGCTTGTCGCGCGGCGAACTAGAGGACACCATCAACGCACTCGACACGTGTGTCGGCAACGATTTGGTTGGGTGGTCCAATCTCCGTGGCGTAGCCGCAAAGGCTCGCGATGCAAATCTTGGTAACGCGGCCGACCTCGGTACCGTCGTGCACAATTGGTTGGAGGAGTATGTCAACCATAAATACCTGAACAAGGCCGAGATGCCCGCCGAACCGAGCGACCCCGTTGTGCAGCGCGCGATCAAGAAATGGTTGGCGTGGGAAGCAAAGCAGGACATCGAGTGGTTGATGACTGAAGAGCGTCTCTACTCCCACACGTGGCACTATGCCGGAACGATGGACGCCGTTGCCGTGGTGAACGGCAAGCTTACCTTGATTGACTATAAGACGTCGAAAAAGGTTTATCCGGAGCATCGGCTTCAAACTGCGGCTTACAGCATGGCGATCAAGGAAGAGTACAACGAGGATATTGAGCAACGGATCATCATTCGGCTGTCTAAAACGACGGGTGAAACCAAGGCGACGAACCTTGAAGATCTTGGATTTACAATCAAAGAGGACTTTACCGCATTTGCGGGGCTTCGCGCCGTCTATCGCCTGCTCAAGGGCGCATGATTGGAGGAGACATGCTACACGACCACCTGACAGCCGTATATGATGCGTTTGGTTTGAGCGGTGACGAAACCGGAGAGGTTGCCGTTCGCTGTCCGTTTCACGGGGACACTAGCGCGAGCGCTTCCATCAACCTGGAGCGTAGTAAGTACAACTGCCACGCATGCGGTAAAGCCTTTTCCACGCTGCACGCTCTTGCGGACGCGCTGGAAGAAACGGATACCGCGGCGGAAGAGCCTGCGCAGATGCCCGTCGTGCTTCCCGCCCAGGCTGCGCAGCCCGTCGATCTCGAGTCGCTGGCTTTCGACTACCTGGAGTCGCGGGGATTCCACGACTCAAACTTGACAGGTGTTGAATTCGAGGTCGAGACCGACACAACGTCGCCAATGTACGGATATCTGATCATGCGTACGGCCGGTTATGGTGATCGGTTTGTTGCCCGTAACCTGCTTCCGAATACAAACCCACGGTACTTCAACAGCACAGGCAAGAAGGATCTCTTCTACCTTGACGGATACGACGAAGAGGCGGGGTATATTTGGTTGGTTGAGGGTATCTTTGATGCGCTGTCTTTGCGTGCGCTTGGCTACGTAAACGTGGCTGCCGTATTGGGGTCCAAGCTTTCGTCCGAAGCCATGTATCAAATACGTGATAAGACCGTGTTCCTCTTGTTTGATCGGGACTACGCCGGTTATTCCGGAGCGAAGAAAGCCGCCAAGGAATTGCACGTAATGAAAGGAAATCCGATCGTTGTCGAGATGGAGCGCGAGCACGGCGATGATCCAAACGACGCGTTCGTTCGCGACGCCGCATCCTTTGAGGCGTGGCTCCGAGAGCAGGCGGTGGGACAAGCCAGGAACGACGTTGCATACATCGAAAGCTTTCTCGCCGATGCGTTGCCACTACAGCTCGTCCCAACGGGACTTCCTGTGCTGGATGACATGCTCGGCGGCGGGTTCAAGGATGGCGTGATCGTCCTCGGTGCCGAACCGGCCGTAGGCAAGACGTCATTTGCGGCGTGGTTTGCGGCAAACGCGGCAAGCAATCACGGCAAGCGTGTCTTGTTCATCACATACGAGGTGACCAAGCGTCAGATCTGGTCTCGGATTGCCTCAATCAGATCCGGCGCGCATTGGGCCACGTTGGAATTGAACCCGGCGATGGTAGGTGTCGAGGGCAGGAAATGGCTCGATCAAGTCAGCCAGCTTATCCGTGTCGAGGCGGGATGGAGCGTACAAAAGATCCTTGGTGCCATTGCTGGCTACGACGTGGTGATTGTGGATTACCTACAGCGTATGCCCGGCAAGCCAGGCGATGACGTTGACGAGATGGCAAACGTGAGCGCAAACATTCGACAGCTGTCAAACATTGCGCGAGACCATCAGAAGATCATTCTCTGCATCAGCTCACTCAACCGGGTTGGTTACGGGGCGATCAACATGTCAATCTTCAAGGCATCCGGGGATACGGAATACGTTGCTCAGGTTGCAATGGCGCTGCTTCGGCATCGAGCGGCGGCGGATGAAAAGCCAGAGGGATTGATTGACCTTCACGTCATCAAAAACACGCGCGGCGCAAGGGGCGTTCGCGTACTCCAGTCTGACTTAGGACACCAAACGTTCGCCGAGGCCGAACCGTACGGCGGAAAGTACCAACCGGACTAGACCAAGGAGGAAGTCGCATGGCGGATGATGCAATAAACGAAGCACAAACGATTCGCGAGATGGCGAAGACTCCTCGTGTCTGGGGATTTGATCTCGAGACGTACAACCCCGGAGGACAGCCAGATCCGTGGCACGAAGAGGGGCGGATTCTTACCGCCGCGTTGTCCACGGACGGTATGAACTTCGGCTTTCTACTCGACCATCCGCTGGATACCGAGACGACCGACGAGCAGTACGCCGATCGCATGCTTGCAATCGACGCGGTACTTTCCAACCAAGCAAACACCATCTCTTGCCACAACCTCGTTACTTTCGACGCCGTTTGGTGGATGCTGCGAATGGAACGAGAGGTTTTTGGGGCGACTCAGTTTGATACTCGCATTGCACACTCGCTGATTAACGAAAACGAGGAGAACTCCCTAGACGCGCTGGCGCGTAAGTACACGAGCCACGTAAAGAACGAGGAAAAACTCAACAGAAAGAGGCTGGACAAGGTGGATCCCGCTGCCGTTCTTCGGTACAACATGTCGGACGCCCGGATAAGCTACGACTTGTTTCATCCTGTAATGAGGGACTTGGTTGCCGAGAAGCAGCTCCACATGTTTGAGTTTATGCGTCGAGTTGCGCTGGTAACGCAGCGGATGACCATGATCGGTGTACACATCGACATGGGGTGGGTTGAGTCCCAGAGCGCGGCGATTTTGGATGAGGCAAACGCTCAGGAGATGGAGCTGAAAAAGCTTTTTGGTGACGTGTCATTTACCTCACCAAAGCAGCTCGCAGACTTGTTGTTTAATAAGCTGAGGCTGCCGGTTCTCACGCGATCAAAGAAGACCCAAGCTCCGGCCACCAGCAAGCAAGCGTTTCTGACTCTCAAAAACAAGGCGCAGTTGAGTAGGCGCACGCGAGGACTACTCGACCAGATTTTGACGATGCGCGGAACAAAGAAGCTTCACGGCACATACCTGTATCCGTTAGGATCGAAGCACCGAAAAGGGGACGGGCGTATTCATACGACGTTTAATATTGGTACCGGTCGTGGCATAGGTGGCACCGTTACAGGTCGCTTGTCTAGTTCATCTCCGAACTACCAAAACATGCCGCGCGATGCTCGCCTACGCGGCGTCGTCGTTCCGACGCCTGGGATGGTGATGTTTGACGCTGACTATTCACAACTTGAGCTGCGTATCCTTGCTTGGTATTCAAAGGATCCAGACATGTTGGAGGCGTTTCGTGTAGGGCAGGACTTGCACACCCTGACGGTGGCACGAATGTCGGGTCTCAAGTACGAAGACGTCGTGGAAAAGCTGTCGAATCCGAGTACGAAAGCGGTCTGGAAAGAGAAGCGTGTGCAGGCCAAGCGCGTCAACTTCGGCATTCCCTACGGCGTCGGTCCGTACGGACTGATGTTGCAGCTTTGGGATTCGGGTGTGCGCGCCGACGAAGGTACGGCCGCAGAACTAATCCAAGGCTGGAAGCGTACGTTTAAGGGTGCCACGGCCCAGCTTGAACGATGGAAGGATACGGTCGTTCAAACCGGGCAGCTTGTTACGCCAACTGGTCGTATTCGTAGACTTCCTGGAGGATCAAGGTACTCAGGAGACGGCAACAGGGTATTGCGACAGGGAATCAACTATCCGATTCAGTCTCTTGCAGCCGATATCACGTTCGCCGCGCTGGTGTTACTACACGAGGAGTTTGAACGACAAGGGGGTGCCCGACTTACGTTAACGGTGCACGACTCTCTCATGGGAGAGTACTACGAAGAAGACTGGCCGGATATGGAGCACGTTGTGCGCCGAATCATGGTCGACGACACACTAGACTTCATCCGCGATCGCTGGGGTATCGAAGGTATTCCACTTGCGGTTGATGTCGACACTGCGCTGCCACGATGGGGCGTTTAAGGAGAACAACGATGACGAATACGGTTGAGACCGAGGTTCCTGCGCCGGATGTGTTGACGCTGGTGGTGACGTCTGCGGACGGAACCGCGAGACCCGACGTAAGACTTCAAATCGAAAGCGTGGAGTCAGCGAACAGGCTAATCAGGAGACTAGCGGAGATTTCCGACTACCTTGCCGGACAACAGTAATTCGGCGGTGTTTTATAACTGATCGATACGAGAACAACACAAGGAGAACACTCATGGCATTGAAACTACAGCGACGTAAGCTGACTCCGCCGTCAGGCGCCGAAGCTCCGGCCGCCGCGCCAGCTTCTGCCCCCGTTCCCGAAGCCGCGTCTGCGCCGTCCGCGCAGGGAGCGGTCCCACTCAGCGTCGCGATGCTCACGGCCGTCCCAGGCATCGGGAAGGTCGTCGCCGAGCGCGTGATCGAGGTTGCCGCTACCGTCGACGACCTCTGGGGCCAATGGGAGAACGCCGGTGCATTCGCGGCCGACGTCAAGGGGTTGTCGGCGGCTGGCGCTTCCAAGATCTGGGATGCGCTTCGTTCATCTCGCACGTCCGCCGCGGCGCCGACACCGACGCCGACGCCGACACCGACGACGGCCGTCACCAAGGAATCTCTACCAGCCCCGTACAACCTGCTCGACGACGCCAGTCTGTACGCGCTGGTTCCCACGGTCAACGGTCCCGCCAAGGCGGCGATTCAAGCCTACCTCGCATCTCTCGAGGAGGAGGAGGAAGAAGAGCAACAGGTCGTGCCGCCGCCACCCCTGCCAGTAGGCTTCGAGAATTTGGAGCTGACCCAGCTCAAGATGATCGTCAACACGCTGAGCGGAGACGCGCAGGCGCAGGTGGCGGCCTACATTGCATGGTCGGAAACGGAAGTGCCTCAGATGCAGGCGGCGCAGCCCGCTCCGGCTCCTGCTCCGGCTCCTGCTCCGGCTCCTGCGCCCGCTCCTGTTCCCGCGCCTACCCCTGTTCCGGCCCCCGTTCCCGTCCCGCCTCCCGCGCCCGCGGCGGCCAGCACGGGTGCTCCGGTGAACATGTTTGAATTCTTCCAGGCCGAGATCAAGCGGACCACGTCGGGATCGGGAATTCCATACGTCAAGCTCACGGGCGGACAAAATACCCTGCGTATCTTGGCTCCGTTGAACGGCGATCCTCCGTTTCAGGCGATCAAAACACATTCCTGGTCGCAGAGCGGACGAGTGCAGTTTGGTCTTGACTATCGCTGGCTTCTCTCGCAGGACGCGCTGGTCCAATATCTCTTGGACGTCGGCAAAATCAGTGCGGGCGACATCATGGCGGCACGAGAGCTGGGCGACCCCATGCAGGAGCTGCCGTCTCGACTGCACACCATGGGCGACGGAGAATCCGCGAAGAACCTGTGGGCGCGCACGCGCTACCTGTGGGTTGTGGTCGACCGGTCCGATGGTCAAGTCAAGGTCTGGGAATCGAGCGCGCAGGTTTTCAATGCGCTTGCAACGGTTGACGATTCTGGGCAGCTTAGCGGAGGGCTGTTGTCCGTCTATCCGATGCTATTCGACCGCAACGTCGGACGGGATCTGTTGATCACCGGAAACGGCCAGAATGGGAAAGCTCGACGGTACAACCCGCCGATCGCCCTGGAGCCCTCTCCGGCAGGCGTTGCCGACGATACTTCCCTCCACGATCTTCGGGCAGTCGCCGCGAACAAAGCGAAATCCTGGGACGTGAAAGCCGAGGCCGTGTTCGCGGCGAGCGGTACTCTGTGCACCCAGGTCGGAATGCATCCGAATGAGTGGCTCGGCCGTGCCGCCGCCCTCAACTCGGATGAAGGTTAAACAACAAACAAGGAGAACGAAGCAATGCAATTCAAGAAAGTTTCCACCGCCAAGAAGTACGCCAAGCCCGCCAACTCGCGGACCCGAACCTCCAAGTACGATCCGTTCATCGACGCCGGGATCGCGTTGGTCGAAAACGAGGGTGTCGCCGCCCCGTTTGAAACCTCGGACGAGGCGACGGCCGCGCTGAACGGTCTACGCGGTCGCCTGAAGAGGCGCGGACTCTATCCGATCTTCACGGCGTACATCGTCGAGGGCACAACCGTGGTCCTCACCAAGAAGTCCGTGCCCGACGAGGTGGCCGACGCCGACGCGGACGGTGGCGAATAAACCCGGTAAGCAATTCGAGATTGATCTCTCCTCCAGCGCTGTACGTCAAGGCATTTATGTCTACCGACTGAAGGACTGTCCCGGCGCGTGGCCATCTCAGAACGACAACGAAAACGGGAAGCCGACAAGCATACGATTTACGTCGAATAACCCGTTTGACTTGTTGTTCTACCACGCGGGAAACCTGCTACTACTTGAGTTGAAGTCGTTCGCAGGAACATCCTTTCCATACAGCGCCATTCGTGACCACCAAGTGACGGGCCTTTCTAAAGCAGCACAATACCCCGGCGTGATACCCGGGGTTGTGCTTAACTTTCGGAAGTACTCCCGCACATTCTTCATTCCTATTGCTGATTTTGTTCACGAGATGGACACGGGGTCGAGAAAATCCATTAACCTCGACCGAGCATCATCCATCGGAGTCGAAATTGATCAGCAGAAGCTTTTAGTACACTACCGATACGACATTGTAAAGTTTGTCGGTGAGGTGGCGTACTTTGAAACGGAGAGTGCGTGAATACTGAAAAGACACCGTGGAGTGTACAACGGAAAGTTGAGCTGAACGGAGACATCACTGTTGCTGCCGACGTAATCCCTGGTGACCTGTCTCAGGTAAGCGCAATTGACAAGACCGAAGACGGCGTACCGATAGTTGGATTGCGCAGCCCAGAGGATCTCGCCGCTGCGGGTGGTGTTCCGGACGGATTTGAGCTGATTTACTACAAGCCGAATACGTGGCCAATACAAACGAGAGATCCTTTGTTTGGCGACGGTGATACCGCACGAACCATTATCGCTCGGCAAGTGAAGGGCACGTTTCGTGCGCAGCCGAGCGCCTTGGTTGCAGGCAGAGACCTACTACTCGAGTTGCGATCCCGCAGCCCGCGCAAGAAAATGTACAAGCATCGCGTGAAGGCCAAGGAGCCGAAGAGTATGTTGGAGATTTCGATCCCCGACTTACACCTCGGTCTCAACGTGTGGCAACAGCGCGGTGGTAACGGTACATACAACTTCGATGTCGCGGAGAGGCTTTTCCTTGCGTCTATCGAGACGCTTCTCGCCCGCGCGAAGCATCACAACGTAGAACGCATTGTCTTCCCCATCGGAAACGATTTCCTTCATGTCGACAACCGACAGCAGGCCACAACGAATGGAACGCCGCAAGGTGGCGAGTCTGCCGATTGGCAACAATCGTTCCTTCGTGGACGCGATCTACTCTTCGCCGGTATTGACCGACTCAAGAAGGTTGCTCCAATACATGTCGTTGTCGTGCCCGGAAATCATGACGCCGACAGCATGTTTCACATGGGACTTGTTGTCGAAGCCTATTATAACAATGACGAAAACGTTACAGTTGACGCCGGTCCTTCGACTACGAAATTCGTAGAGTACGGATCTAATCTCATTGGCTTTGACCACGGTAACAACATCAAACCGCTGGTCCTTGCCGGTGTTATGGCTGAGCGTCAGCCGGAAGCGTGGCAGCGTACCAAGTTCCGGGCCTGGCACCTGGGACACAACCATCGGAAAGGCGTGTACTTCTCCGAGAACGCGGTAGATATTGAATTTCTACCGAGCCTTGCTGGTGTCAACGCTTGGCATCTCAATAATGCATACGTTTGGAGCCGCGCCGCCACGGCATTCGTCTGGGGACACGACGAAGGTCAGATCGCGCGGTACCAAGTCAACGTCGATCCAACCAACCCCGAGGGGCTCCTCGGATAGGAGCAAATTGTGGGACACGTTTGTGACATCTGCAACAGTCCCGCAACGGTAGAGATCGAACATACCCCAACGATTCTACTCTGTGACACCCACGCCGAGTGGGACGACGCACGAATCGTTGGGGTTCTTTTCGACCAACCAAAATGCGTGGACTGTAACAAGCCCGCAACCGAGATTCAATTTCGAAAGCGCGGCCGTCATCCTGTCTGTGCACAATGCGCGTGGAAGTTTGCGGTTGCGGAACTAAAAACCCAGACTAAGTAGGGAGATACATCTCAATGCATAATCAATACCAGACCCACCCCATCAACTGGCGAGCTTTTGGCGCAGCGATGATCGTTGTGATCGCACTGATTGCCCTGTTCGGCTTTGCTGACGCTGCCTCCTCGCAGCCGCTGCCCGACGCGTTTGTCGAGGTCGACTCGAACTACGTCGTCGGCGTGGGGACGCATCTTGCGCCGCCCTCCTGGGACTGCTCGTTCTTTCCGTACGTCGACCGGTGCCGAATCGACCACCAGGCGGGCTTCGGTTCCCTTGATCCCCTTTGGCCGTCAAATTGTGGGGGCGGCGGAAACCCCATCATTCCCTCGCCGTCAACCCGCTCGGCCGCACTCTATACCGTGAACGGTGCCAAGGCCGTCTACGAGCGCGCGACGCAGCGCATTTTCTACTTCGTTCAATTCAACAACAAGGCGGCGTGTGACGACTACCAGACCGGCAACGACGACCTCAACGGGGACGGCACGCCGTTTGATGCGCAGGGACTGTGCGAATTTCCGGATGGTCCAGGCGGAGAACAGAACGGTATCGGTGGAGACGAGTTCATTATTGTCACCTGCCCGGCGTTCGATCCGCTGTGCAAGATTTCGTCTCCGGAATTGATCACCGACCATACGCGCCCACACAATGACGGCCATTGCCGACAAGACGTTGATCCCGCGAGCTGCGATAAGAACAGTTGGCAGATCAAGGCGGTCACGTTGATCGGTTCTCCGGTTGGCGAAGACACTTTCCTGGACGTCCAAAAGGTTCAAGGCTTTGGTGGCAAGGTCGCGCACTACGACAGCTCGGGCAATTTGATTACCTGCGACGGGACGACCTTCCCGTGCGGCGAGGAGATTATCTCCAAGCCAACGCACATCGTGTTCCGTCATACCTCGGTGCTGTCGATTACGAACCCGTCGACCAATTGGAATGCCGACGGCGGCGGTACACCGGACAACATCCGAACCGCGTTCAGCGTCACGCCCGACCGACGTTGGTGCGGCGGCACGTTTACGACGGCTTGGTCGGACGATACGTTTGGATACTGCGCAGCGGCTGAGCGCGGCACAACGTGCGACGACTGTGAGACCTTCACCGGAGCAAACCTGTGCGGCAATCCATTCCCCGATGAGGCCGTTTGGTTGCCGTGGGAATCGATCGACTGTCCCGAGGAGGCTACGAAGACGCGCGTTATTGACGCTCCGTTGGAAAGGTGGACGCGCGGCGAGATTACGCTGCCTCTCAACACCAACATTTCGGTTACGGTCACACCGGAATATTTCGGGTTGCTTTCTTGGAGCCAGGACATCACCGGTACATACGTGGACGGCGCGTTCTGCCTCGAGGGCGGTCCTGGCGTGTCCTGCAAGGGCGGGCTCCTGGACGGCCGGTCATACTTCCTGGTGGACGAGGGAATCGCGACCTACTTCGCCGATTACGACCTCGACGGCAACATTGCTCAGTGGTTCAAGGTGGCTTGGGGACGCGAAGTACCGGCCAGCTTTTTGAAGATCGTTCCTTCCCTTCAGCCGACCGCCAACGAACTGCTGTTAGGCGACGTGGCCACGCTTCGTCGGCGAACGTCTGACTTGTCGGTGGTCAACTACAACGGGAACAAGCGATTCATCATCGCACAGTCCGTCCGAACGGAAGATCCCTCCATCGAAGGCTTGGGCAACTCCCCTTGTGGCGCGTCGGCGAACGACGACAACCGCGTGTTCGCGTGCAACTTCCCAGACGCCGCGACCGAAACCAAGGGATATTCCTATCGCTGGATGTGGTGGGATCCGATTCTCGGCGCCGTCGTCGACGAGAACGGGAACCCGTCGTCCGACGCGAAAGCCAACTTGAATGTCTTCGGGTTCGCCAACAACGGCCCGATGCCCTCCATTTACGCCGAAGGTACGGTCGGCTGGGCCTACGACTACTTCGAGATCCCGCGCGTCGATCGTATCGATCGGTTCTTCTGCTACGGTACGAAGGACACGACGGCTTGCCGCGTTCCAGAAAGTCTGACATTCGACAACGCTACCGGCCGCGATCTTCGGTGCGTACAGGTTGAGTTTCCCGCCGAACCTGACATCATCTTTCGATCGGATTTCGAGTTCAAAAACACGTCGGAATGGACCGATGAACAAGACCAATAAGGAAGCAAATCATGTGCAACAACAAATCCAAATGGCTGCCCAATCCCGACGTTGAGCGAGCCCTGGTAGACCAGGTACGCTTTCTCCGCGCGACCAAGGAGAACCAGTCGTCTCAATTGCGACTGCTTCGGTCGGAGAACGAGGATCTGCAACAGAAGCTGGCTGACGAGCGGAGAACCAGTGATCACCTTCGCAGGCAGCTCATAAACGCATCTGGCTACCAGATCAACAGCGTTCGGGCCGCGAATGAGAAGCTGCTACGCAAATTGGAGGCCGAGGAAGCGGCGCATAAGGAGACGCGCGAGTACCTTGAAGCACTTCGAAGTGAATACGGCAGCCACGTCGCCGCTAACCAGCGCTCGCTCGAAAGTGCTTTGGAAGGCAATAGCATCCTGGCGCGCCAACTGAAGGGCGTGAAGGAAGCGCGTAAGCGCCTTTGTGGACGCTACGCGGAAATCTTCAACGCGTACACCGAAAAGTCTGACGCGCTGACCGCCTGCCAACGGAAGTTGAAGCAGATGGAAGACCGGTATGAGCTGATGAAGGACGGGTACAAAGCGCGCGGCCAGAGGGTTGGCGATCTATCCCGCCAGCTGAGTTCTCTCCGGAAGCAGTACAACAAGGTTATCGACGCGTACCCGAAGAAGTATGCGGAATTTCAATCGCTGAAGGAACAGGTCAGCACCCTCAAAAGACGCATCTGCGAATTCATGGGTGTTCCGCCCGAAGAATTTCCAACCGGAAAGGAGTCCGAACATGGCCCGCCCGCGCTCGGGTGATTCCCGAAAGACAAAGAAACCCGACTCTCGCCAACAATGTATCGAGCGAATCCGGGAGGCGAACCCCGACAAGACACACATGATACTGTACATGAGTGGTGCCTTCGAGCCGTGTACCGGCAACGCGAAGAAGGAGAAGTAGGTGATGCCAAACTACCAAGACGCGCAGTTTACGACCGAGAATCTTACGGACGCACAGCGTTGCGCCGTTCGAGCCGCGCGGATTGAGAACGCGGAGGAGCGTAACGCGGCGCTTCTCGGGTGTGAGAAGCACGAGCGCTGCAACAACATGCGTCAGTTTATCCGTTCGGTCGTTGAGGCGTCCGGGTGCGCGCAATCGAACAAGGAGGAAGCATGATGCACCAACGCAAAAATAGGGAGGTCTCTGACTCGAATATGATCAACCAGCTTGTCGATATCGACCTCGACGGCTTTCTCTACGAGCTGCGCGCACAACCCGCGACAACGGCGCCAACCGTCACGATGTACAATAACCAGGCGCGTACAATCAAAGCACAGCGCAGCGAGATCGAAGCGTTGGAACAGACAACCGAGTTGCTAAGAGACGACGCCGAATCGATGAGGAAGTTTATCACGTATCTACAGAACGCGCTCCGTCGCTGCGAACACAGCAAATAGCGGCGCGACGGGACACAAAAAGGCCCCGGACTTTGGGAGAATATCCCTCGGTCCGGGGCCTTTTTTCGTTTATGCCAGTTTGAGTCCGACGTGTAGGAGTCGAATGTCGCTGGTTGATGTGTCGGCTGCGTCCGCCGAAATGCGCCGCACGTTCAAGGTGACGCCGATATCGTTCGCGCCGAAGGTAATTGGGTTGGCCGACGAATCAAACCCGCCGACCGTGCTCGCTGTTCCCGGCTCGTTGACGGTTTGGGCATAGGCCGTTACCGAGAATGATCCCGGCGTATCCCCGATCGCGAACGGGATGATCCGGATCGACATGCGAAACGCGCCACCGGTCGTCGTGGAATAATACGATGCAAGCCCGTACGCGTTCTGTCCCTGCCACGACGCGGGCAACCCTGTGGTCCAGTAGCTATTCTGGTTGCTCGAGTTCGGCTGTGACAGGTAGACGACTTGGCCTGTGACCAGGCTGACCGTCCCATTCCACACGCGCGTGTTTGGTTGGAAGTGGATCTCCTGCGGCTGGATTGGCACGGCGGCGATGGAGTCG